TATATAAAAGAAAAACGAATCCCAAAAGACTTTGAATCATTAAAGGCCATGAAGGAAAGACTGGAAAAAGAAGAATCTAACAGAATGCAGGCTATCAGGATGCATGAACAAGTCAGACTGTTACTATTGAAAAAGAAACAAAGACAAGTTTGGGAAAGACAGGACCGCATAAGAAAAGTTAAGAAAGTCTTGCACTTGCCTTATAAGACATGGATTGAACAACGAAATACAATTGAAGACCTGGTAAACTGAAATAGAAATACTTATCATTACTGGAACAGTGAAACAAGTAAGAGATGGCTGTTATAATTACAATAGATTATAGTAAAGAAACCAAAAAGAAAAAATCAGATGTTAGATTGAGGTATAGATAATGACTAGAAAGTGGAAAGACAATGAAAACATCAAGATCAAGCATTCCAGACTATACCTAATCGGTGCAGGCTTTATGATTGTCATGTCAAGCCTAAACTTTATCGTTCCTTGGTTTCATTGGAACTGGCAAGACTTTCTAAACATTGGTCTAGGCGTATTCCTGATATGGGGAGTAAAGTTCAATGGCCTGTATCGTATTGCTAGGTATCTAACAGAGCAAAGACTAAAGAGAAGAGATAACAAGTTTGATTACTTTCATACCTGAGATTCTTCTTCTTTCTTAGCTATACGCTTCCAAAAATCATCTAGATCTTCGCCTGTTATCTTAAGATACTCCTGTGTAGCTGCAAGTCTATTCTTACCCTTATGTCTTAAAGTATCAGAAACAAAGGTCAAAGGTGCTTTCTCTCCATGTATACCATAGAACATATCCTTAGCCATTGATTTTCTAAAGATGTGGGTGATTGTCTTTTCTTCGGTATCTTCTTGTGAAGTAGTCAAAGCCTTTATCTTGTAACGCTTACCTAGAGTCTTTAACCAATAAGAAACAATAAATCTATTCATGCCTGGAAACAATGGACCTTTCTTATCTAGTAGGTATTCCAATAACTCTAATCTAAATACCTCTGGTATCTTGGCAAATCCTTGTTTCTCTGTCTTGGTCTTTCCTAGATATACTTGCATAACTTCAAAATCAAAGTCTTCCACATTAATCTTCAAAGCTTCTCCTATCCTAAGTGCCATCCAATAACAAACTTTGAATAACATCTTTACATCCTCATGATTAAACTTCTTAAGTTCTAATGTATCTACTCCATCAATCAATTGTTTGAACTGATCAGGGGTTATGTAGTTGGTTCTAGCTTGCATGTAATGGAATAATCAAGGATGTTTTTAACATTGTTGGTACAATGTGATAAATGAATTAATTTAGGCATGATTTTAACATTTTAAGGATTGTTTAACATTTTAGGGATAGGTAAGGGTTCTCTCAAGAAAGAAAATCTTTTTATCTATAGGTCAGAAGGAACATTATGCAAAAGGGATATGCCATCTTACCTAATCAATTACTATCTAAGATTAGATTTGATGAAGATACTTATTGTTGGTCATGGATAGGTGCAAAGAACTGGTTACAATATGGAGTATTATATGTAAGAGGTAAGTTCTTCTTTGCCCATAGACTATCTTATATGTTATTCAAAGGTGAGATACCTCAGGGATTGGTTATAGATCACCTGTGTGGTAATTACTCGTGTGTAAATCCAGATCATTTGGAAGCAGTTACACAAGGAGTTAATGCTAGTAGAGGAATCGGATTCTCAGCAATAAACAAAGCAAAAAAGTATTGTCCAAGTGGTCATTTATTGGAAGGTGATAATCTTATTAAATATGAAATTAGTAGAGGTAAAAGAGCTTGTAGAATATGTTTTAATAAAAATCAACGCTTAAGACCATTTAGAAAATCTATGACTTTGGAGTGGATTTCATAAAATGCCACAAGCGTCTTTACCTGATATTAATACCGCTTTCATCAAGTATAGAAATCAGGCTATCTTCAATATGGAAAATGGAAGATATGATGCCGCAGTAGGTTCCTTGTATGCTTTCAACGGATGTTTGCCTGAAGATTATAGAGTTAAAATATCCACAATAGAATATGAGGCCAAGACACAAGAGAAGCTAAACGCCAAATGTCCGTACTGTGATGAAGAGATAGAGGTTAAAGATATGCAGATTGAGAAGCTTCTAAATCCATTAATCATTGGAGTATTCACCAAAGAAAAGTATGACAAGGTTTGGCATTGTGGCAAGTGTAACCATGTAAACCGTCTGGTAGAAACTGAGATGATAAAGTATCAACTTGAAGAACCTAGCTTCTTAGGGATAGTACCAAAGCCACCAGAACGAAAGGACAGTCTTACAGACCGCAGACAGTTTGATATTAAATTCCAGAATTGGTGCTGGAAGTTACTAGATGAATTGGAGGCCAAGGCTGCAAAGTTCAGGCGTGATTATACTCCCAAGGATGGATCAGAATTAGAACAACTTGAAGGAAAGACAGGAGAGGAATTAGATACATAATGGTTATCAGACATGTTGAGGTTCAATTACAAAACCCCGATCATCTATCCAAGAAGAATGCACCAACTGTAATAAAATGGAAAGGCTGTGATATGATCAGGAACCATAGCCTACGAGCTGCTATAACTGAAATACTCAATACTACAAAATCCCTGGATGTTGTAAAGGTAGGTATAGTGGGCGAACCTTCAACAGGTAAAACTTCATTGGCTAAAACATGCGCACATCTGATCCATAAAATGAGTGAGTCTCTAGGATGCGTACCTTTTGCTTATAGAGAATTTGGAGAGGAAGAGTTTTATGATATGAAAGGAACTCTGGAAGCTCTAGATCCAGCAAACTATATTTTGTATTTTCATGACCTATCTTTCCTGGCAAACAAAAAGGCCATAGAAGAAGTAAAAAATGCAGTAACCAAAATACGACACCTGAAAAATGGAGATTACAAGATCATCCTAATTTATGATTATCATTATACGTTAGGTCTTGACAAGTATCTAAGACAAGCAAATTTTAGATTTTTTACCTCTATTGGTTCAAGTGAGAAGGAAAACATGATAAATATAGTTGGAACTAGATACACAAGCAAAATAGAAGATTTTGAGAAAAAATATGTAGAAATGACATCAAAACAGAAATGTACATTTGCCTTTGCAGCTAAAGGCTTTTTCATATACAATTACAAGAACCCATTCGTGGTATGCCTGTTTTTTAATAACAGTTCGTTAAGATATGTTATATTTCCTGTTAGGGAATGGATTGATAAAATATGCTCTATTTGCAGCCTAGCCAATAAAAAATTATATTTTAGTGAAATTCCAGTAGATCAGTTCATTAACGAAACAAATAAGAAATTCACTGAATATGTAGTTAGAGCAACATGCAAGCTAATAATGATGGAAAATGGCATTAATGTTTATTCAAAGCCTATTGTTACATGCAAAAAGTATCTATACAAGGCATTAGATAAGAAGGAAATATCACTAGAAGACATAGCTACTCATTATGGGTTCAAAATAACAAGAACCAAGCTTAAAAAAATGCTTGATGGAGTATTGTCTGACGATGATAAAACCACGCCTATTGATCAATTATTACCGACAGAACAATTAAATAATGATATAACTAATTAATTAATATGACAACGATTACCGTGTCAGATGGTACGCTTGATCAGTTCAACGATGAAAGATACCGTCTAAAGAAAGCCAAAGGGCTTAAAATGACAGGTGAAGAATTTCTTGTCTACTTGCTCAATCTGAGTAGGAGAGTGAACAAATAATGCCATTTGTACCAAACTGGACCACAACAATAGAAATCTGTGTGGCTATGGGTGGCCTTTTGATGGCTGCTATAATGTCACATAAGAAGAGATTGGCAAGAAAATACAAGGAACAACAGGATAAGAAAAACAAACCAAAGGATGAACCTACATCTACATCCTAATCCCTTTTTTCTTTTTTGGTCAATCCAAGACAAATATTTTAATACTGTAATTACTCTTGAAAAGACATGCACGAAAAAGCAAAATCACATCTAGACAAGATGGGAACGTCTCATCACTCAGAAAGCCCAATGCATGAGCATAGCGGAATTTCACATAAAGAACTCCATGAAATAGAAGGATCACACCTTCATGGAAAGAAACATCACTCTGAGATGCTATAACGATGCATAAGCGAGCTAATGAGCTTAGAGATAAGATAGGGTATCAAGCTGAAGACGCAAAGAACTCTATCGAAGAAAAGGTCTATCGTTCCAGGCATCCTGAAGAAGAAAAAGAAGAATAAATTACTTTTCGTCAGTTTCTAAGGATTTTTTCACTTCATTCTCTGCTTTTGCAGACATGTCATGAATTTCATCTGATGACATTTGCAATTCACCAAACAAATGACTAGCGACTTTTTTCAACAAGCCTACATCTGGAATCTTACCCTTGATTAATTCACCTGTGATCTGTCTCATTTCTGGTGTGATATTTATGGCATCTTCATTCCATTTCTTGTTTGCAGTTCCACAAATACCGCAATTATCAATATGCTTTCTTAATTGATTAGTAAAGTCTTTACAAGGTGGGGTATGTGAGACGCCAAAATGTTTGTATTCTTTAAAGCTTGTTTTACAGATATGACATTGATTAGTGTGTTCTATGATTAATTGTTCTTGAGTTTGGCATAAACGCTTTTCCTCTGGTCGGTACTTGTCTTTTCTCATTAATCCAAACCTAGAACTGCTCTTGTCTTTCTATCTTTTTCAATCAATTCTACTTTTCGTTCTTCGGTTTCAAAACTTCCTAAATATTCCGTTTTACCTTCTGGTGATTCTCTAGTTAGCATTTTCCTTTCTGATTTTAACATGAAATAATATTGGACTGGTAGATTAAAAGTATTTAGCCTGCTTGTTCGTTAGCCTTTCTGCCTAATATGCCATCCATGACAGATTTGTTCAACTCTCCCTTGACACTAAATTGTCTTTCTGTCTTGGCCTTGGCTAACATTGCAAGTAATGTAAGATTTGTATTATTTTCATCTCTTAATGATTCTGAACTCTTTGCATCTACCATATAATCATAAACTTGGCATAACATAGCACCTTGTTTCTGTAAAACATCTGCTCTGTATGCCGTCATGTGATAACCTGCACTTTTGAATAAATTCCTAAGATTTTCTAATTCTTTTGCCAATTCACCTAATGATCTTGTTCCTATGTGGTGAGTCTGCCACCAAGCACGCCTTTCGTTTATTACACGTTCTGTTCTAAACTTTCCATCTTCAGTTTCTATCTTTTGTGGTTCTTTCCATGATTCTAAGACCACATCAACCATATCCGTTATAGTCTTGTCACTTTCTGGAATCGATGGCACTAATATGACTAATAATCAACCATTACTAAAGCTTTATGTATGACATTTTTCTAAAAACAATACGTGGAGTCTCTAAATACCAATAGAGAAAACAAGCAAAAAAACAGAGAAATTGATAGAATTTTAGGTGAACAATACAGAACTGATCAAAGAGCAATCGGATTAACCTATACTGAATATAAAAAAAATTGGCTTGAATCTATCAAACTAAAAGAACTAAAGACACATTATTCTGTCTTTGAACCAACCCCAGGAGAATCACCTTATGATTTTAAGAAAAGACTAAGAAGTATTACACTTATAGTTCCAGTAGAAACCAAGGAAGAATTTGAACAGAGATTAAGAGAAACATTCAAGTAAACTTTAAAAACCATTGAGTTTTTGTTTATGATAGTGCCAAGTTTAGGAGGAAATGCCAAGAAATGATTCTTACTTGTGAATGTGAACACCCAAGAAAAGATCATGAAGGTTCGACAAATTCACGAGATAAATCAGTTCATAACTGTAAAAATAAAGATTGTAAGTGTAAAAAATACAGAGCCAATGAAGAGTCAAAAAATGCAAGAGATAATGTTTTAAGGAAAACGCTTCTTTACGGAATTATAATTTTTGGTGTATTTGTTATATCATTTGTAATAGTGTGTTTTGTATTTCCAATGTTATTATCAGCAGTACATGACTCATACGACATTACACCGAAAAATACCTACTATGTTAAATATAATAACGGGACTGAAACTAAAATTAATGACACACCAAGTTCGAATTTTGATGTTCTATTATCAACTCTAACAATCGGAACTATCGGATTTACATTTTATATAGTTGGTGCAATTGTTCTAATGACGGTTTGCGGTTTAATTTATGAAACTGGTTGGGAAAAATTAAGAAATACAACGGAGGTAAAATCTTAATTTGGGTGTTATTAGCCATCGTGACGTCTTTAGTCCAAAATACATTACCGCAATCATACGAGATTCATCAGGTAGAGGTCATTTTGTACCAATAAAACACACAATAGGTGATTATTTTGTTACTGACATAGATAAACAGGTTTATTGTTTCAAGATTGAAGATTCCCGTATCATAACATACAAAGAAACTGCTGCAAGGTCTATTCGTATTCTATTCTATTCAACTAAACATTACAAACCAATGTCACCAGACCATACCAAAAAACTAGAAGATCTATTAGAAACAAATGGATTACCACGAGTCAACATGACAATGTTCGGAGTATTCAAGATATTATCACAGAGAGAGAAACAACAAAAGGCATTTGAATCCCATAATGTACAAGAGATAGTAACTGCAATTTCAAGCGGAGGAAAGAATTACAGTTCCCAAGCCCAAAACATTGAAACTTATTTCAAAAACATAGCCGTTGAACAAGTAATAACGCCTGTAAAAGATACGACTGAGTTTCTAGAAGATGACTTTGTAGGTACAGATCCTAAATATCTAGGTGACATTTACAACGCAATACAAAGAACGGATTTTGTAGCAAAGAAGGTAACAAACGTAAAGACAGACGCCAAAAAACCTTGGATGATTATAATTGCCCTAGTTGCTATCGTAGGTGCAATCGGATTCATGGGATTCTATCTAATATCAAACGGAGGTGGAGGAAATCCATTAAGCGGAATCTTGCCAAGCTTACCAGGGAACACACCAACCACAAGTACACCAAACGGAAAACTTACGGATCAACAGGTCTTTGCACAATATCCAACACCCGAAAAGCTGCATGATGCTCTAGCCAAAGGTGACGTACAGATGAACCAGTTATCCCCTAACATGCAAAAGATGGCTAATTCCTACAAGCCACCAATTCCGGCACAATGATATTCAATACAGCTCAGATAATTTATGCAAGTGCCGTAATAGGAATTTTCATGATTGTATACGGCAGAAGATATTATAAAAATCGACAAAAGAAACAAGAGGACCGATCCCATAGGAAGGACTGGAAATCACGATTCTAAGACAAAAAGATAAGAAAAAGGAAGTTAAATAATATCATGCTTGATTATTTGCTGTTACATTTAGTAACACTACAAACAATCATAGTAAACTCCACGACTCCGTGCTTTCTCAATTACACAGCCTCAAACACCTGGCAAGCTTGCGGTCTAGGTAAAGACTTTCTAACCGGTTCCTTGATTGGCTGGCAATGGATAACAGGAGGAAATTTCTCCATGATCCTAGTTGCTATCTTTGTCATGTTCAGTTATATCAAATATCATAAAATGGTTTATCCAATTGTCATAGGAATATTCTTGCTGCCATTATCGTACTTCGTATTTCCGGTTCCATTTCTCAACTTTGCCTTTGTAATGGTAGGATTAGGATTTGGAATTTTGATATGGTATATTAAGGTATCGCAAACAGCGGAACAATAAAGTATTTTAATTAGTATTTTCTGAAATTTTTATGAAAGAGTTAGAGAAGATAGTAAAGCAATTAGAGTATTTTAAACAAGAAGGTAATTGTTGGAAGTGGACTGGAAGAATAGACCGTTATGGATATGCAGTTGTTAATGTTCACAGATTAATGTTTGAATTATTCAAAGGTCAAATTCCTAAAGGATTGGTTATAGATCATCTTTGTAGTGAAAGAAATTGTTTCAATCCTGAGCATTTAGAAGCTGTAACGCAACAGGAGAATACATTACGTGGAAATGGTTTAGCTGCTCAAAACGCAAAGAAGACTCATTGTAAACGAGGTCATGAATTATCAGGTGATAATCTAGAAAAATATGCCTTAACAAAAGGTCATAGACGTTGTCTTAAATGTAAAAATCAAAGTCAGAGCATACGAAGAAAAAATGCTACTAGAGAAGTTAAAGATCATAGAAATTTGGTTCATAATCAATGGAGATGGAGAAACAATGTATGCAAAAAACGAGATATTAAATAATGAATCATTAGTTAATAAATACTTGTCCGACTAAACGACACGGGCTTATATATTAAAAAATCAAAATCCACGCATGGCCGAAAGTTCGACAATTATGGGGTTAGTTGGAGCATTCATCGCAATCGCTATCATGCTATCCATAGGAGTCCAAATACTTGGCAACGTGCAAACAGGAACAAACTGTAACTCTCTGCCTGGTTTTAACAGCACTGGAACAACCGTCTCTACTGGTTGGTCACTGACTAACACAGACGGCAAGTATTCAGGCTGGGCACTACAATGTCTTAACCAGAACACAAGTTCACAGTCTGCATACACATTATTGGGAGTAATTCTCATTGTGATAGCTGCCGTAGCCATATTGTTTGTTGTAAGATTACTCTGATTAGTATTACAACGACATTCCTTTCTTTTTTCTTGTATTTAAAGTTAGATATGTAGCAATTAGTATCACAACAATGTTTAAATAAAGTAATATTAATTGTGATATATGGATGAAAATAAAATCTCACTTCCTAATGAAAACAAAAAGAAAACTCATTGTAAGAATGGTCATGAATTAAATGAAGATAATTTATTACAATATGAATTATCAATTGGTAAACGAGCATGTAAAAAGTGCAGAGCAGAAAGACAAAGAATAAAAAACAAAACTCAATCGTGGAAAGATTATAAATCAACATGGAAGAAAAGCAAACCAAATTATGATAAAGACTATTATCAGCAAAATAAAGAGGTATTGCAACAAAAAAATAGGGAAAGATGGCACAAAAATAGAGATAGATATATTATTAAACAAAAACAACGTTTTCAAATATATAAAGTTGAAATAAAGATTGAAGTTTTAACTCATTATGGGAATGGAAAATTACAATGTATTTGTTGTAAACAAGAAGGAATAGCATTTCTAACTCTCGATCATATTAATGGAAGAGAAGAAAATGATAGAGGAAGAAATCCAAATAAAAAATCAGGTGTTAGATTATGGGCTTTGTTAAAAAAGCAGAATTATCCCGAAGGATATCAAACTCTCTGTTGGAATTGTAATTGTGCAAGACAGATTAATAAAGGAATATGCCCACATAAACAGTAAACAAACCCAAAACTTTATCTTTAAATACATACCATTCAAAGCGTGTATTTATCCCAATTAAAAGACGTAGAGAAAGCTTCTAAAAAATACAAGAAAGGCAAGAAGGATTTTTCCCTATGAGTGGCCTGATTGGTCTTGCTATCGAAGTTGGAATAGCCGGAGAGATTCTTAAGAAAACCAAGAAACTGCATCACAGATCAGACTTTGAAGATATGGGAGGTAAAAAGTAAATGTCATCATTAGTTTTTCTTGCATTCTCTGTAATCATGTTTATCATAGTATATGGTATAATGTTTCTTATCGTTCCAAGTATTCTAGGCCACTTCTTTACTACATTGGCAGCATACAACCAGACGGCACCCTTGTCTTCTGATTGGCAGGCTATCTATAATCAAAACCTTAGTACGACACAGTTCCTAGTTCCATTGATACCTACCATAGGACTTTTCATATTGATCATAAAGGTCCTTATGACTGCGAGCGTGAAGGGCCAGGACTAGCCATAAATGTTTAATAAAGATACCATAAGACATTCCTTGTTGAACAAGCAAAGATTTTTTTTTTTCTACTGACTGGTATCATAGTTAGTCTTTTCATATCACAAAATGCATATGCTGTAACCGTATACCCTGGAACCACTATTGGAAACGGAAACGTAAATTATACCGCAGATGTTTCACCAAACTTTAATGTCACAAGTATTATAGCAAATTCTACTGATATATTTTTGGGTAGTCCATATTATGATCTTGCTTGGTCTGGACACCAGATAAATGCAAACATAACAGGGTTCAATGAAGGTGATAATTTTACTGCTCATATTACTGACTTGGGAACTGGTGGAGTAACCATGACCGTACTTGGACAGTTGCAACAGGTAAAGCTAGATGGAACAGATCAACCATTTGGTTCTACTTGGAATTATGGAACTTGTAATGGATTGGTCTGTACTACTATAAATGTAGGATCTCATCTTGACATGTTTCTATCATGGGGTGGTGGAACCATAACTACATCAAACTTTAATGTTACAGGTTATGTCTTGGCAAACAATGGCATCTTTAATGATCCAAGTATCAAGCTAGCAACTCCGGCAACTGCAAACGTTACGGCATTGTTACTATGGAACACAAACGGCAATCTAGTATCGTTTCAGGATCTTACCAGCAATCCAGTCCAGTTAACAGCCGGAATACAAACCAGCATACCAGTATCATTACAGGATAATTCACAGCCAACAGGAATACAGACTTATTACGAACAGGCAATATTACAGACATCAACAGGAATTAGTCTTGTAACGACAAACCATGTTGTATTGGATTATGGAAGTTTCGTGACAGGAAACCTAAACTTTAACTTTACAAACAATAATGTGGTTCCTATTTACTTTGTAAGAACTGATCTAAATACAACAGACACAAGGCTTTCAGTAATATATCCAAATATCATGAGCATGGAATGTAACATGAATTATACATTTGCCATGACAAATAATACATATGGACCGCCATTGCCTTCAGTTCCTTTTGATATATCAAATTCAAACAGTTCTTTCAAGTTTCATAACCTCAATAACGAGATAGTCAATGTTCTTTGTACAGATTCCTTGACAGGTTCTAATGCAAAATATGTATTGACTCAAAGTACGTTTCCATTCCAGCAACAGGTTCAGAATCTTAGAAACGGAACATATGGAACTCATGGACAGATAGGCATATTAGATTTTGTTACCATTGGTATCATAATAATATCCATGATCGGGTTTAATAGAGTAAACGAAACAGTAGGAGTAATATTTTCCGTAGCGATAATAGGAGCTTGTGCCTTCTTTGGATTCATTGCACTTCCTACTTTTATAGCAGGTGCTGTAACGATAGGTGTGTTAATAGCTATCCTCTCAACACGCAAGAGTGGCGGTTTTTGAGTAATGGCATTCCTACAAGAAAAATCAACAATTGCCGTAATGTTCGTCTATGCAGTTTCCTTTTCAATGCTAGGAGTACAATTTGTCTTATCAGATGTATTCCATACTCCAATGACAAACTTTCAAGGAGTGCCAGTAAAGAACGGATTGATAACTGCAATTCATACCAATACATTAAATCAAGTCCAGGTGAATTCTACATGTACAACTGATCAATGTCGAAACAAGGCAAGCGATCCTATTACATATCTAGGATATGCTGCAAACATAGCTTGGAACCTTATCTTGCTTACAACTGGATTTTACATATTTGCAGTAATGGTTGACTTTGGAGTGCCAACGATATTTGTAATGGGATTCATTGGTCTGTATACTTTTCTATTAATCAGAACTGTTATAGCAATCTTACGAGGTATTTAGAATATGGATATATCGATTGCCGAGTTCATTACATACGGGCTGATAGGATATGCAGGCGTTCTGGTTCTCATTGTTTCAGTGATAAAAGAAGTTCCTATTACCCGTTCACTTGCATTAGTCAGGGCAATATTTCTAATACCTTCTGTAATAGCATGTGGTATATTGGCAAGTTCTGGAATACATATTGATGTATCTACAATAGCAACAAATAGTATCACAAGATCAGTAAACACAACTCAAGTTTGGACTGAAGCTACAACGCAGACTAATCAAATTGTCTTGGCAAACAATGTATGGATTCCTTTTCATGGAATGTTATTTATCATACTATCTTTCTATATATTCCAGCAAATAATGTTCTTACTTACCAAGCCTGCAAGACAGGGAGTATCAGAAGAAAGTGAACTATAATACAAGTAAACTTTAAAACCTATTGACTTTGAAAAATATACATTGAAGAAGATTATCTTATCTATACTGTTTATATCAATCCTGATAATTCCTAATACAACATTTGCAGATGAAGGACCATACATGAACGTGCCTCCTACAAACGCCTTTGATAAGATCCATTCTGACAACGGTACAATATCCGCAGTTAACTTTTCAATGCCACTAACTGTATCAGGAGGATCAGGCATCCAAGTAAAATCAAACAATGCTACCCACACTCTACAAATATCTTCCAGCATATCACAAGCTTCTGGAACCTATAACACAACTCAGGCCAATAACGTAAACATAAACTCTGGCGGTTACAAGATCAATTTCATAAACGGAACAGGTGCCACAGTGAATCTAAAAAATTCAGGTTCAGGAAACCAGATTAACGTAACTGTATCAGCGACAGGAACATCCAGCGGAGTATCTTCACTTAATGCCTTGACAGGTGCCCTGACTATTGCCTGTGTCTCTGGTAATACTACATGTACAAATACCGGAGGAAATACCATAACAGTCAATACGGCTTATAATGTTGTAGTTACTGGTGGATCAACTCAGACTATAACTAAAGGTCTTACACTAAACGCACTAACTTTAGGTGGTAATGCAGCCGGAGGAAATAAGAATTTTACCGGATTAGCAGATGTGAATGGAACCAGATTCTTTCAGAATGGTAAACAGGTTTTAGATACTCTGGTAGCTGGTTCAGGCATAGGCATATCAGGTTCAGGTAATTCTAGAACCATCTCAAATACTGGTATCTTATCCGCAATCACTTCCGTTAACAGTCAGACAGGACCGTCAATATCTGTAATCAGACAGCCAAGCTATACTACAATAACAAACAGCACCAATAACATCAAAGTTGGAATAGATGCAGCCGGAGTTATGGAGTTAAACGGAACACAAACTGCAACAGGTGGAAAAACATTCAGTGGTGGAATAACCATGTCAGGTTCAAATATTAATGTAAATAATAACAATATAAATAATATTAATCAAGCAAACTTAGGAACAAGTACAAACACTGACGGTTTACCATTTAATATTTTAGATTTTTTTGCAATCGGTTCACCCCCAAGCTTTTACACTGATGTTGACCAAAATCTGTATTATTCATCAGGTTGGAAATCACGCCAAGGAGGGGGTGGTTCACATATTCAAATGCAAGGAGGCTCATCATTAACTCAGGGTATTGAATTTGATATATCTGATGGTAATACTGGAACTGCTAAAGGTGGGTCTTTAAATCTAATACAAGTAATGCAGATGGCACAAACTAGTATTACCAATTATGTAGATACTTTATTCAAGACAAAAATAACGCAATATAATTCAATCAATACTAAGGGATGGGGAATACCCGCAATATACGGATCAGGAAGATTAACAGGACTAACAGGAGCTAGTGGAACAGTAACAAGTTATACAGTTGGTCCCAGTGACGGAGATTTTGAAGTATCATTTAATATTCATGCAACAACATCGACTACATATTCATTTAGTATTTTAATGAACTATACAGATGATACATCAGTAGCAAGAACTGTTAAAATGCCTTTTAGTACTCCTACCGCAGCTATACAAAATACATTCACAAATACTAACGGACCTATTGGGGATGGACAGTCTTTATCAATAAGAGCTAAAGCCGGAACAACTATATCAATAGGAACAGATCCAGCCGGAACATATACTGCAATTACCTATAATATAGATGGAATTATAAAACAAATAAGCTAAAATGAATAAGATTCTATTATTTTTATTTTTATTTTCTATTATATTACTTCCATACCATTCATTTTCTGTAAACGCTTCCAGTCTAAAGGATTATCCAACTGGCATACATACCTATTATGTAACACCAAATAAACTAACAAACATGACATTGATAAAAACCTCTGCAAATTATTGGGAAAATTACGGCTATCATTTAAAATATTCAAAAATCAATCCCGAAGTTATTATAACATTAAATAATATATGCAATGGTGATATCATGGGAAGCTTTAACAAAACTAGTCATGTTATTAACATATACACATATTGTATCGTACATGATTCTCAATATAGATTTACAGAACAAGTGTTAGAACATGAACTAGGACATTTTCTAGGCTTTGAGCATACGGCAGACCTTAAGATAATGCATCCTGAAATAGATTATCCTTCATAACAAGAAGAATCAAATGTAATCGAGACTTAGAAAGGTGATGGACCTAACCATCTCATAAAGAAAAACATCCATGCAATACCTAAAGGAATTGTTATGTACCAATGCCACACGTTATGAACGATATGATTAGGATTGAAAATAAAATCCAATGTAAATATTGATGTTAAGACAGGAAACACATCATAGACCATAAGAACCGAAGTTATGATCATTAAGATTAATGCGTTATTGCAAAACCACCAATAAGATATTTTCTGTTTTCTAGTCTGTGGGTATTCACTCATGGACTTTCAAACCCAAGCGTTGATAAGATAACTTGTTTTGTAAACGAGGATTCAAAGACATGCAAGCCCAATAAAGGATCTACACAATTACGAAGTATCTGGTCCTTCTCTAATACTTCACTTCTACTCTGACCTTTCTTCCTTGAACTAACCTTGTACTTTGACAAGTCAACTCCTATTCTATTCTCATGTTCTTTCTGTGAACCTCTAGCAATATTATCACGTTCAAAGTGTTTATCTTCAATATGGTAGTTAGCCCAGAACCAATGCCTCTGTATTAATTGAGGCTTGATTAACGGTTCATAATAGGCCACAACATTCTCGACACAATACTTTCCTTTGAAGTAATGCTGTAAGAATATTACTTCTTCGTATAAATGCAAGTCTGGATAAACTGGCTTTGCATATCGCCCACCTGGATTATCATTCCTAACTTGACATGCTACATTCTTTCTAAACTTAGAATGGCTTTGGCATGAAGGACTAGACCAAATGTAGTCAAACTCCTTGAAGTGTTCTAATAGATATTGGTGTGCATCTCCAACGATTACTTTGTCTTGTGGATAAAGATCTTGATAGATAGAGGCCACTTCTGGATTAATTTCTACTGCTGTAACTTCTACATCCTTCCATAACTTCCGATTGCCACCTATGCCAGAATAGAGATTGAGGACTTTCACTTCTCGACATCCCTGTTAGAAGGTTTATGAGACTTCTTGTAATAATATTCTTGGATGGCGTTATACATTGAAGTTGGATAGCCGTCTTTGTACTTCTCAACAATCTTTAGAATTTCCTTAGCGTCTTTCTCTCTAGTCATATTAACAACTATTTCCTAATGTTGAAGGATAGTTTTTTGGTAATATCTTATATCGATTATAGTTATAGCAAGTAGCATGATAATACTCTGTAAATGCTTTAGAGATTGGATATAACGGTCTAACAATTACCATTTCATTAATGCTATTAAATCCCAATTCACATCTATTACATTTCGTTACTTTGGTCTGCGAGTCTTTCAAATGTTAGCAATCTCCATTTGTTGAATGAAATTATATGGTATTGAATCGATTACTATAGTAAGTTTCTTTATTTTTGCCTTACAGTAAGGGCAGATCTTTAACCAATTATTATCACCTTCTTTATCCATTAAATGTATTCCACCTATTGATTGTCTTACTTTCTTCTTGAATGGTTCCTTCTCAAGTTCTTTTTGTAATCGAGAGCAACAGTATTTACTTGTTAGTTTACTAGACATTTCACCACCTTGAATTGTTTTATAATTTACTAGTAGACAATACAGACGTTTCTTTTGTTGTGTCATTAAGTCAACGCAACTCCTGGGCTTTCATACTTACGATATTCCTTTACTTCACTACCACATACTACAAACTCTAAATTATTATCAAGTTCGAACTGCATTAGTTTAACTGAATCTCGATAGTCTAAAGTCATTCGTTTCTTCTTTGGGAAGCTCTCTAGGTATTTCTCCCAAGACCCAGCCATATCTTTTAAGATTAATCGTATCTGATCACTGGCATTAAGCTGAATGGTTCCATCTGGATTCCATGTAGGTGCTTTGTGAAAACGATTGTAATGTGCTTCATATTGCTTCTTATTCTTGAACCACTCAAAACACTCCTTACATTCTTCGGTCATTACGATAAAATCTCCTTTATCTTTTGTTTTAATTTACGTGCCTGTTTAGGATAAGTTTTCTGCATATAAGGAAAATATCTCTGATAAAACCAATGTGCTTTTAATTTACCGTTATTGGCAATACACCATATGCCTTGTTCTAATTGGCCTGTTAGCATGGTATTCATTATTCTACATTCTGCATGTGAATCACAGTATGCGATTCTAGCTAGTTTACTTGGAGTGATATAGAATACATTTGAAGTATTATAACATGATATTACACAGTGAAGAGTACCTAAACCATTGCCTATTCTACATGACCACCACCATGATTCTTTAGGAAGATCTAGTTTAGTTGGTCTATTCTTGTAATCATAAACTGTTATTTGTTTACGTTTCGATTCTTTTGTCATTGAGGCTTTCTCCATATTAAACGAGAAAAGTAACCTACGTAGGCTTTACAAGCTGGACAGTAATAATCATCATTCCAACCCTCACGTAATCTTATTTCAGTTGGTTCATGTATGCAGATGTTTCTATTCATGTTCTTTCCTCTGTATAGTAATGACTTTAGGAAATTGTTTTATTCTAAGTAAGATGATTACAATCTTTTCCCATTGACAACCTTTGAGTCTTGGCACTGGATAGTTATTCATTATTGCAATAAGGCCACCAGGTTTTACTATTCTAACTAACTCATGAGTCCATTTAGACCATTGAGGGTAAGGGCAATTATACAAGTCCTTTGCAAATTGTTCGTTGTATGGTGGATCTGCTTTTCCGCCTGAAAAGTAATTATCTGGGAATGGTAATCTTTCTTGTACGTCTGCAACCAAGTCAGGATTAGTTTCTGCGTTTGTATCTATCCGATAACCAGTGGTGGCCTTACCACCAAAGAAGTGAACATAATCATATGTTTCAAGTAATCGAGGTAAGTGCTTCTCAAAGTGTAGCGGATAACACCCAGGATAATCACTTGCAGGCCTTGGAAGGTAAAGAACCTCTATTGGTATCTTACCTTCTCGTTGACTAATCCATAATTGAAGGTCGTCAATTAATTCTACTTGACTCAATTACATTCCCTCTCCTTTGTTGACGAGTTTTTCTATTTGAGTTAACTTTGTTCGCATTTGTTTTATGATTGAAGGTATGTTATGACCATCTTCATGATTCATTTGCCATTCTAACTTACCTGCTAAACTAATCAAATCTTTTCCTAATTCAGTCATGTTGACGAGAGTCTCCCCTTGTTAACATAGAATCGATATGATCAATACTATTCCAAAATCTTCTATCTGATGCTAATCCAGTTTTATAGACATGATAACCAAACCAAAACATGAAAATACTCACAACAATAACGAAATACGTCATTCCCTGAAGTAATGGATCCATTTGAGTATGACCAAAAGGACTTGGTTTGTTAGCAAAATAGTATATTGTATAATCTAAAAATAACCCTAATACTCCGAAGCATCCGTATAATCCACCTAGAATAAGATTAGTTCTTATTAGATGACGGTTTGTTGTTGATGTCATCGAGACTCATCTCCGATTGTTATGAAGTGTTTAGAATGTGGTAGAACTGAAAATATCTGTAATTGTTTATGATAATCGCTATCCCACTTCTTCATAAACATATACCATTTTGATTTATTACAATATGAACAAATCCAATGTGCGTAGAAATGTGTTTTATCCTCATCTTCACATTTGATAATACCTATCATTTCTTTAGGTATATAGTCATGAAAACATAATAGTTGTTTCCAATTAATCTTGGGCATAATAATCATTGAAGTTCTACCAACCTGTATTGTTTACCACAGTTAGAACATTTGAAATATATCATACCTGACCACCTATCCTGTTTTTGTTCAAGACATAACTTATGACAAGAGGGACATCCAGTAGGAGTCATTTAGAGTCTCCTAAATACATTTTATGCTTTCCATGTTTTATGTATAGTAAATCATCTAAACATTCAGGTGTTCCAATTCCATGAATCTCTGAATCAGTTTTCTTTATTACTTTATCAAGCCTCGCCTCTAATTTTCTAAGTCGGTTAATTTCTTTCTCCATTAGACAGTCACCGAACAAGATTCCGTACAATATTCTTCGATAGATAATGTGCTTGGTTCCAAACCTTCATCTTCTTCACATTCTGCAAACCAGTTCTTAATCTGAGTTTGCATTTCAATGTCCTCTAATGATGCACCTGATCCCCAAGTTGGATGTTTTAATGCTGTTTTACTACCACGTCTTTGAATCTCTTTTTCTAGCCATTTTATAGCACTGAACATATATGGATAATATTTCTCAATTAACTTAATCTCATGTTTCTCTGCAAAGCATCCACATAAACAATCTCCTGATATTCCAAGAATATCATTTACAGGTGAAACCTTTAGATTTTGTTTTGCTATGTAATCCCATAACCAAAGACCATTCTTATAGAAAATTGGTTTTATCATACATGTTTTATTATCAAAGTCTATTGGATTCTTATATGCTAATCTGTTACTACGTCTGACAGATTCCTTTTTTCTCACTCCTGAGATAAATGCAGATTTATCTTCTTTACCTCGTAGAAACATTCTCCAAGAAAGAAACTTTAGTTTGAACATAACAATATTATGTACACCTTGCCCACCAAATCCATTTTCTAAAACCCAATCAACGTAGTTTTTTTTAGCCCATGTAAAAAACAAAGGTCTATTCTGTTCATGGCATTGTTGAGTAACAAACCATCTTGATTCTCTTAGAGACATTCCAGTCATAGTATAGACGTTTCCTTTGTAATATTCAGGATATTGAGTTGCTACCAAATCACTAGCAGTAGTAGAATCCTTCCCTCCTGAAAATAGACAATATAGATTAGTTTTTCCTAAATCTAATGCACGTTCAATTATTTGGTTTGGTTCTTCACGAATATGGTATTGTGCCAGACCGTCTATTTTAGTTGTCAAGATGAACCAAATCCCAATAGGTGTCAAATAGTTCACCCATTTCTTTCCTAATGTCTTGAATTGCTTTGAAGTGTTCTTCTTGTGCTACTTCTAAGTCAATATGCCTCTGTCTGACATCTTCAACTGATATTGTTTCTTTAAATCTTGGTTTAGTTGTCATAGTAAAGTCCATCCTTTCGTTTACCTTCCTTCCATGCTTGCTCATGGTTCAAACCACAAAAACCTCTAACCTGATTAGTTCCATTACATTCCTTAATCTTACATTTACTTCTTGGATTAGTGGTCAATGGGAGACAATCTCCTTTGGTGTATGCATGAACCAATTTAGAACTAAATAAGAACTAATGAATATTAGAATAGTCATTGGAATTATTAAATAACTTGGTAAGTCTTGATTAGTATATAGATTATAAAATAATATTACAGCTGCAATGGACATTAACACAAATCCAATCTTATCAATAGTTCTAAACATTGAAGGTTCTTGTGAACGGTCTGACGGGGATGTTGAGGAAGTCATTTTCTAATTCTATCCTTAACTGGTATGGATTGATTCAATCTTTTTACTAATTGTTTAGCAAGGTCAATGTTACCATATTTGTTTCCTGATTCTTGAATGTAATCTAATTGTAAAAATAATTCACTACATAATACTCCAATTGCTTCATTTGAAAGTGGTTTTGTTTCTAATGACGTTTCCATAGAATGGTGTACGGGAACGTACGTTATTAACATATCGGTCTGACGCCTGTACGCATGACAACAACAAGTTCTTATAGTACGCAAACGTACCCTAGAGTACATGAAAGTGTTTGACGAATTAAATGAAAAGTGGTATCATAAAGGGGAGCTAATTACTGAATCGTATAAAGTATTCCTTGAGGATGGAACACATACAAAGAAAGAAGCTATGGCACTGGCCAAACAATATGTAAGAGAAAACACTCTTGCAACTTTAAAGCAAGTCAATGAATGGAGACAAAGAAACCAATGAAAGAAGAAACAATAGTCAGGCCAGAAATCAAATGCACTACTATTGAAAGACTTAGAAAGTATGGAGAGTTTGCACCAAACACTTCTATTGATTGGATGGTCAACTTTGTGCTTGACAAGCTGGAGAGAAAGAAATGACAACTCCATCTCAAAGAATCCATGAACTAACTACACGACAAGTTTACTATGGTAGTTCTATGACAATCAAGCTTAACGCAGTAAACGGCAAGTGGAACTATACTATATGGGGATGGAGAGACTTTGCAGGCAAAGCAGTAAAGTTTGTAATCAAGATGGGAAAGTATGACGGTCAAGATCCTGACGAGTTATTCCAGGTAGCCTTATTAGAACTTGGAATCAAACGAATCAAGCTAGGAGTACCACAATGACCATCGACACAATTCTAATCATGTTATCGGAGAGATTGAATTGAGTGATGTGATAGACGGTCTTTTCTTTAGAAAAGGACAAGGTGGATTATTAGAAGCTGCATTATGGTTTTGTCTTGGTGCTTTAATAATTATCTTTACTATGAATGCAGTTTATTGGGGACCAGAATTTGCAGAAGAAAAAACAAAATTAAAGACAATGTCTTGTAAAGATTTAGGTCAATGGTTAATAGACAATTCTAATCGTGGTGCTGGTAAAGATGTGGATGTTAATTATGCTTATGCACAAGCTAAGTATCTAGTATGTACTCACTCAGGAGTTCCATCGACATGATATTGAACTTGTCTGTATCATTTCATAACTCACAAGTATCTATTATCAGAGGAGTTGTAATATAGATATGAATGAATCACAAGGAAAAATAGTCATGCTAGTTTGTGTAGGACTTGGTATTTCTATTTTATTAGGAGGGCAATATTTTTTTCATAAAGAAACCCAATCATGCCATAATGTTAATGATCCATGTTTCCAAAGTTCTGTAAACATAGGAATGATTTCTATATTTGGTGCTATTTTTGCATGGGCTAGTATTCCATTTACTATGTTATTCACCGACACAAATGCACAGAGGTCGAGAAGCTAATGGGAGTTCTTGATGTAACTTTTGAAGAGTTTAGAGAAGCATGTAAATCATTATCCCAACATAACAAAGAAATGATTACCATCTTTAGACACATGAATAAAGAAAAACAGGATGAATTTATTGAAAAGTTACAAATGGATAACTTACATGTGAGAAGTTATCTTAAAGATATTCAAAAAAGAGATGAAGAAGCAAATACGAGCGCAGTTGCTAATCGTTACATGACAGGACTTGAGATAAAATGAACTTGAAAGAAGAATTTAAAAATTACAAATATGCAATCAAGACATTCTCATTTACATTTGGTATTCTAGTAGGCCAAATGATTGCATGGTTCTTTATTTTACCATTAGATTATACATACATTCCAGCATCGTTCTTTATTGTAAGATGGTTACCTATCTCAAGTGTAGGACTCTTCATATTCTATATCTGTTGGAAAACTTGGAATACTCCCATTAACACTTCACAGAAGGAGTCCACGAAATGAGTCAAGTTGAATATGCTACAATACCAATGGGAATAACAATATGCGTGTTTGCTGTTATTGCTCTTTGGTATGTTTACACTGTACAATTACCACAAGATAAGGCAGATGTAGTAGATGCAATTAAATTTTCTATTAGTCAGAGTAATTGGTCTTGTAGTGAATTACAGAAAAAGATAGATTATACTAATAATCAATGGTTAGATCAGGATACTAAAAATCAATTAAATCAGCCTGCTAAAGACAAGATGGAGTCAATGAAATGTCCATAAACAAAATTACTGGAGAGTCGAGATGAATAATCTTCCTTCTGGTAGTGATATGTTAATCATAGTAAACATCTTAGTAATAGGATTTGTTAGTGCCTTAATTCTAATCAGAAGAAAGAAGTCCATTAACACTTCATCGAAAGAGGAAGCGAAGAAGTAATGGGCTTATTATCCAGAAGCAATAGAATAGAAGCAGGTAGACATTCAAAGTTATATTATGGTTTTATTGATTTTGGTAGAGAATTATGGAATGCTAAATACAAAATCTTCTGGTACTCTATTTGTATTGGATTCTTACTATTCTTACTTTCACACGCAAACGATATTACAAAGGGAATTGATAGAATAACACAAGAGCAACAGACAATAGAAGAAACGAATACAAGAATACACAACATGGTCACAACTAGTACAGATTGTTATGTATTACAACAAAATATTCTAATGTTAATCGCTGATGGTGCAAATGCAGAAAAATGGCTTCCTAATGATAAAGATAATGATCTTAAGGTAGGGAAAGAACGTTATGCAATATTGGGGTGTAAGAATTGACTTCCACCGACAAAATACTCAAGCCGTTTATTAGTAATTCAATGAACCGTAGGCCGAAGTCCTATGACGATAGTGAACTTGTTAACCTGGGGAGAATTACATTATGTTAAACGAGTTATCAAGTGATATTGCTTTCAAGATTGGTAAGATACAAGGACTTGCTAGATTCATTAAGATAGTTAAGTTATCAGACAAAGAAAGAAACGAAGCATTAGATACTATATACAAAATAGGTGAGGAAATAAATCAGTTAAACAAAGACTTAGCTAACAAGATTGTACAGGAGTCTGGAAAGTAATGGTAGAAAATAAAAGTTATACATGTGATAGGTGTGGACAAGTGTTTATCACTGATGATAAACCTAGTTACAAAATAATGTCATTGTCTCAATTACAAAACTTTCAAAAGATGGCTGACGATAGTGGTTCTAATATTGCAGTTATTGTGTTTAGATATACTCGCTTAGGTCTTGATCTGTGTACAGATTGCAATAAACAATTAACTGTTTGGTTAGAAACAAAACCCAAGGTGCTTAACCCATGACTCTCGTAGACAAACTTTTGAAAAGGTTTAGAGGACCAGAAGCTAAACGTTATTGGACAGAAGTCTTAATACTACTTGTAATTGGATTTCCTACTTGTGGTGGAACAATGTTACTCTCAATCTATACTGCTATAACGGTAATAGATGTATCAAAGAATCTAACAACATTAGAAGAAGTTTGTGGGCTTACGATATTTGTTTTCATTCCTTTTCTATTTGCATACATGGTATCATATATACTATCTGACCAAGTTATGAAACGTATTCCAATGACGAAATCGCAATCTGGTAAGCTAGAGGATAAACCATGAATGCGATGATAAAGATGTGGCTATCTATGGGAAGTATGGATGTATTTCTAACATTGTATACATATTTTATACTTGCTGGAACGTGGTATGTTTATCTTTCAATTGCTCCTACTATCCTGTTATTAGGAATTGGTTTACCGTTACAAAGGATAGGAAGTGAAATCACTAGAGGATATAAAAAACAAAATGGTAAATGTTATAATTGTAATTTACAAATGGATGAAGATACTGCAACTCTAGAAGAAGGTCATGTATATTGTAAAAGTTGTCACAATGCCTTATTCGGACATCTATACGAAGAACGTGATGGAGTATGGTATAGAAAAAAAGAGGATAAGAAATGAACAATGGCAGTGATTACCCGTGTGCATGTAAGAAAGGATATACTTGTGTAATGTGTACTATGGAACTTATGGATGAGGAAAATTTACTTGATTAACAAACAAATCAATATGCCAAAATTGATGTTGACGATTATGTTCAGTATAGTAGGGACAATCTCAGGGTTTGTATTCTTTTCAAACATATTAACTCCCACGCATACCGATGAAGCATTTATTCTAAAAACATTAGCATTAGGATTAACTGCAATTGTTTTCGGGGTTTCTTCTTTATGTGCTTGGGCATTTTCCGTTGATATTATATTAACAAAAGGTGAAGATCGTTCATGAGTGATATACTTTGGCAAATTACATCTGAATATGTTTTAGGACCAACTTGTCTTATGATTATGGTTGCTGGCACATCATTCATGATCCTTGAATCAATTAAACAGCGAAAGGGTAAGTCACTTCTTGACGACAAGAAGAATGGAAAGTTCTTGCTCGATGACAAGTTAGGAGGCAAGTAATCTAATGTGTAACATTATGATACAGACAAGCATTGAACTAGATGATTGTTCTATAGAAGACATGAACCAAAAACTAAACTATTACAAGGCGTTACAGATTGCAGCAAGCCTTTCAGAACCCAAAGTGTTTTTAAACAAGGAGGAAATAATTAAACCATGAACCAGCGTTCCTTGATTGCCATTATCATTCTAGCCGGAATCGGTTCTATTGGTTCAGTCCTAGCATATAGTGGAACCATTTCAGCAGGCCAAGGCAATTTTAATAATGTCCTAGTTACTGGTACTTGTACGGGTTGTGGAGCAGGAGAAGGAAGTTTTACACATTATAATACAATAGCATTAAACACTACAGTAACAGGGTTTAGAGATACATTGATTGGTGAGTTACATGTAGGAAATGATGGAGCTATAATTTCACATGGTGATAATAATAACAAGATAGTTTACATAAATGGAACACAGGTATTTGAAGAATCATCACATACTACACCAGGATCTTCACAAGAAACAGATCAATCACAGACAGGAGAATACAAAATTGTTTTAGATACAAATGCTGGAACAGTTGAAGTTTATAAAAATAATAGTTTTATTCAAGGACTTGGTTTGAATACAGCACAGTTTACAGGATTTAAAATAGGAATAGCAATCAGTCCAGATGGAAAATATATTGCAGTATTAGGAGAAGATTCAGGCGGTGCAGTAGATAGATTGGTAGTATTCCAGGGTTCTTAAAATGAAAATTGATGGTGTGTCAATCAACGGTCATTATCCAAACTGTGTATGTGACAAGTGCGGAGAAGGAAGAAAGTTTATAGGAGTTTTGAGACAAAAATGAATATTAGAATCTTAAAGTTTTACTGGATAAAATTTTGGGCTTATGAAATGATGTATGATTATGCATTACTTCCAACTTTAATGAGTATACAAATATTCCCAATAAAAATATGAATCTACAAGAAAAAATAGAACATCTAAAAGAATTACAGAAGATACAATATCCTTCTGATCAGGATCTTGAAGATATAGAATCTTTGAAAGAAAATATCAGATTAGAATTAAAAGAATCTGTTTTTAGGGGTGAACCAGAGACAAAGCAAGAATCTAAACAATATCGTGGTATCATATCTGGAAAGATAGAAAAATGGAGAGATGAAAGACGAGAAAAGAACAAAACCACGCCTGATATGTTAAGACAATTAGAATTAGATGCAAGAAGAGCAGAACTTGAAGCCCGCATCGAGATAGCCAAAGCCAAGAAGAAAAAGAACAAGACTGGAAAGCTTGACTTTAAGATCCCTTCCAAGATTTTCACTGATGCAAGTGGACAGGATTATGAACAACTCAAACGTGCTTTAGGAACAAACAATAAAGATTACTCTGCCTTATAGTGACAATTCTTTATTTGGAACCATTATAATATAAAATCATGGTAACTTATGGAGGTTCTAATCAATTTCAGCCCGCATCACCAACAGAAAAGGCGGCAGCACAGGCACGGCTCTTAGCTGCACAAAGAGAAAACCAGGCAACACAAGAACAAAGACAGCAAGCTCCTAGTGCTATAAAGACAGGTACACCGGAAGAGGCAGCAGTAAGAGCAGAAGCACAAAAGATAGAACAGCAAAGAATGGTAGAAGAGCATGTTTCAAGAGTAGGTTCAAGTAATGACAGATTCGCACAAGCTAGAGAAGCTGCAATAAAATCAGGATCATTTTCTTATGGTTCCTTTGGAACACCAGTGCCAAATAGTTTTGTTACATCGCAAGGTCAAAGGATGGAAAGACCAGTATTGCCAATGACACAAGGAGGAGGAAGAATATCATTCGGAACTCCTGTGTCTGGTACTCCTATATCTCAAATGAGAACCGCAGTAATGCCACAAACAACAGAAAAAACTTCACAACCTACAACAGTATTGAAATCAGGTCCAAGTCCAGTAATAAGGGCAACACAGGCAAATCTAGACAAGACAAACGCATTAAGGGCAAGTCAAGGATTACCACCACTTGAAAAAGTTACAACTGTCCAAGTAGTACCTTCTACAAAAACAACACAAAGCGAAACAGGAGTAACAACTTTGTTTGGAAAGACATTCAAAACATTTACACCGACATCTGAAAAACAAACAGGTGAAGCATCTAGTTTTCTTAAAGTTCCATTTTCAGGACAAAAAGCCCAAGGGGGAGAAGTACCTTCTACAAGTCTAGCTGATGTATTTGCATTTGTACCAATAGGTTCTCTAGAAAAAGGTGCAATATCAGCCGGGAAAGAAATATCCAGTTTCTTTACAAAGGCATTTGCAAAGGAAGCACCAAAAGCAGCCGAGACAGGTGCCAAAGTTGGCACTTCAGATATTGGCCTTAATGTTCCAAAATATACCGACAAGTTCAGGACTGAAAAGAATATCCAGTCAATGATAAATGAAAAGATGAAATCACCACCGCCTGAGATGGCAAGACAAGGCAAAGAAGTTACACCAACACCAGAGATAACCGTAAAGTTAGGAGTGGGACCAGGTAAAGTAGTATCAAGTAGCAAGGGTGGTACTGGAATCCTAGAAGGAACTGGCAGACCTCCTACAACTCCAACAGAAAAGACAGTTTCAGCCGGAAAAGGATTAGAACAAATAGTAAGAGAAAAACAAGTTACCAAAACAGTTCAAAAACAAAAACCAGAATTTGAACAGAAACAATTATCCAAACAAGAACAGTTTCTAAAGGATCAGGAGAAAGCAAAGACTGAACAAACTGGAAAGACAGAAGAAAAATTAAAAGCAAAACAAGAACAATCTTTGATAGAAAGAACTGGATTAAGATATATTAAAGAACCTGGAAAGCCAAGGCAAGAACAAAAACAAACACCAGTACCACCAGTTCCAATTCTAAAACCAAGACAGACAACAGAACAAAAACCAAAACCATTTCCAACTCTAGTTCCACCAGTTCCTATAACTATAACCAAACAATCTCAAAAACAGGATCAGGGTGGAATTGGAATAACTGATTTATTGACAGTTACAAAAATTCCAGGTAATCCATCTCCACCTCCACCAAAACCAACACCACCACCAACCAAAACTCCACCACCAGGAGAGACAACCACAGATAAAAAAAGACCACCGGATCTAGGAGTCTTAGGAGTAGGTGGAGGAGGGGGGCTAGTTGGCAAAGTAAGCAAGGGAGGCTTTAGACGAGAATTTGTTGGTAACGTACCTGAGGCTAGTATAATTGGAACCTATAAAAGAAGTGAGCTAAGCTATTCTCAAAGAACAATATCTAAATCAGAATCCGAACAATCTAAACAATCTACTGGAAGATTCGTACAATCAAAACGTTCTAGAATACTATGACCTTTAAAATAACAGTAATCGATCTAGGAAAAGGAAAAGGATTTTTGGCAAACAAGCGAGGTGATAAAATTACCAGAAAAGTTTGATGAGTGTATCGGAAGTGTTACCAAATCATTAAAGAAATATCACAAGCATGGCAACCCATATGCAATATGCCATAGTACCATGAAATAAGATACACAATAAATATAAACACCAGATTTTCAGTCTAGTATGTGAATAAGGCAATTCTACCTAGCTTAATCCTAACTGTCTTGTTTGTTTCAGCTTCAGTAAATGCCTTTGCTGATCCTAGTACCATAACCAAATATTGCAACAATGGAATTTGTAGTACAGGTCCAGTTCCAGTTTTACCGTCAAATTATACACATTCTGTTACTCACATACCAGTTCTTTTAATCAATTGGTCACAAACTTGTGAAAATATGATTAAGAATCACATTAAAGGATGTACCCCACTTACTGACATGATCCAATATGATACTTCAAACCAGCATGTCTCCGGCATGTTCATCAAGCAAGGAAATGATACTATCCGAACCAAACCACAAGTACAAAACAACTGGCTATATTATAAATATGGAAATCAAGTTATCTGTGTAGAATGTGACTTTGATATATCATCTACACTGGAATCAAAACAGATCATAATCCAGCCTACAAGTTATAGCTTTGTAGACAAGAACGCAAACATTGTAAAAGACAAATGGAGTTATTTTAATGATAGATTCATGCAAGGCTGTGATATTGCTACCATATCAAGCATTCCAGGATTGCTAAATGATACCATACATTATATGTTATCAGATTGTAAGACAACTAACTTTAATGGCAATGTAACCAAGACAGTACATGTTTCCCCTTGGCAATATGATAATCCGTTTAGTACATTACATCAATCATCATATCTAAAGAGCATACTAAACAATCATAGCATAACAAACACAAACAAGACATCAGGCGGTTACGGTCCTACTGATTGTATAAGACATCAATGTGTATTTACTGATCCATATAAGAAACAAGGCTATTAGAAAATGTCATGCTATATCTGTGAGCAAATCGCTAGTAATACTTGTGATACTTGCAGATCTAAGACTTGCAATACGCATTATTCTATTCATCATCCTAAATGCAAGATAGGTAATAATGTAAAAATATCAAGATTATGATATAATAATAAAATAAGAAATGATTTACAAAAAAGATAAATACCTTATGTGTACACCACTTGTTACATGTTAATAAAAAAACAAGTTTGCAAGTGCAATGTTTGTAATCATGAATGGCTTCCAAGAACTGAAGAATTGCCTTTAAGATGTGCCAACTGCAAAAGTCCTTACTGGAATAGGAGTAAGAAATGAAATTAAAAGAATTAAACGAATTATTGTTATGCAAAGAGTGTAAAAATAATCTGTTTTGGGCTGATGATAGATGTAGATTCTGTGGAGTGAAAAAACAATGAACCATATAATGTGCAAGATCGCAAAGGAAATTTTAGAACAAAGAAAAAAGGAGATTAATAATAATGATAACAAAAGTTAATAACTATTCATTCGTAAATACTGCTAATGTCCTTGACTCAGTTACGCCTACGCCTCACATCGTATGCAATAAGTATCTTTCGGGCAATGTTGTTAGACATTCCAGACCACAAACAAATCTAAATTCCCCTGAGTCAAGGCCATTAGATCCTCCTAGAGTTTTGGAGTTAGGAGGATGTTTTTTTTGAATACTCTAAAAATTGAAAAGGAGTCAAAAAAGGTTTATGATATTCAATATGTATCAAAACCAGTCTTATTTTTAAAAGGAATTGGTAGAACCTGTCCTATATGTGGGAATCATGTTACAGGTCACCCAAATAAAAAATATTGTAGTGAAAAATGTTCAAATAAAAATAATAATGATAAAAATCACAAAGATAAAGAAATACTAGTTGGATTACACTCTTTTATATCATTAAAAGTTCAAGGAGGTTCAAAACCTTATCGTATTCTAAAAGTATATCTGAAGAAAGGAATCATCCACCAAGTAAAGATAACACCTGAATCAAAAGAACTTTGGTCCTTACTTGATAAGATTACGGAATTTAGAGATATTAAAAAACCATTAATGGAGTTGACAGTATGACTATAGAAACAAAACGGCTAATTGATCGTATTAGATATTGGCAAAGAAAAGTAGGAGTCAAAGTATTATGAAATCCTTTTTCTATTTCATATTTGGTTTAGGTATTGTGTTTCCATTTCTAATATCTTGGAGAATGAATGCTTGATCCCTCAATTCATACCACATGAATGCGAATCAGAATCTAATTGCCAAATCTGCAAGAACTATGTTAACATGTTAGATAATTACAGACAGTATATCGCCAAGAAAATAATAGTTCCTGATAAACTACCGAAGATAAAAAGAAAATTTAGCTTACCAACTCCATATTTAGTGAAGGCATGAGAATAGATTACGAGACAAATAATCTAGTGGGACATGGAGAGGATGCAGCATTTGAAATATTAAAAAATATTACACACCTAAAATACCGAACCCTGAAACAATTTCCTTTGTATGATGGGATATACAGGCAGGTTCCTATACAATGGATCATATCACAGACCGAGTTCGACACACTTTCACAACCTCATAAAAACGGTTCAATAGATATTTTTATCAAACTTAATCAAAGAAAAGTGTGCGTGAGAATCCAGGGAAAAGGACATGGAGAAGCACTTAAAGGATTAGGTAAAGCACAACATGATAAAGTCCAAAAAGATATTCTAAGTAAATACTGCGAAGTTGTAGATGTAAATTATAACGAATGTAAGGAACTATTCAAGGATCGTATTACGGAACGTTCCACCAAGGAATTAGTAACTTCATTTCTTACTGCTAGAGTTGGAATACCTACGGCATGAAGTTAGACATTGAAGAAAATGATCCAGACTTTGAAATGGAACCAGATCCAGACGAGGACTTTATATGAGAAAGATAAGAGAATTGCAAGAATCTGTCATGTGTGATAATTGCGGTAAAAGAAAAGATAGGCATACGATGGATCAAGCTAAGAACTGTGTACTTGCTAGGAGTCATAAAGCTTGACTTGTAAGTGTGGACATTCTAATCATGATTGGGAAACTCAAGTCTGTACATATCCAGGTTGTTGGTGTATGCAATATGAAGAACTAAAAGATAATCAAAGTGTTATTCCAAGACACCAAAAATATCTAGAGCAATTAGAGCAAGTCGAAGATAAAGTCAAGTACATATTAGAAAACATCCCTGAATCAAAGAACCTAAAAAATAAGGACTTTGTATTCTTATATTGGCACTTTGTTTCAAAACTGAATATAATATCAAATGATGTTATTAAAACATTGGATGATCCAGAATCTATCAGGCGTTGCAGGCAATTATTAGTACAACATAACAGAGAAAAGTATGGACCTGATGATGAAGAATTATTAACAGAAAAAGCAATGAAAGAGAATGCTACTTATCAATTTGTCTTGGAGAAATACCAATGAATTTCTTTTTACAATCTACTGAATACATTTTAACATTAAAAGAGAAAGGCTTTTCCGATGAATGCTTTTATACAGAATATGATTTCATCTGCTATGAAGTGTACAAGATTAATCATCCAGAATCAATACAAGAGGTTGATAATATACAAAAACAGAAACAATATGAGAGAGAGATACTACGATGACTAGCCAACTAAACAAAAGAGAAAGGGATCATTTCTACCCTGAATTATGTAAAAGAGATGGTGCTTTCTGTCAGCTATGCCAAAAGACTGAATCCGAAGTCTCAATATTACAGATCCATGAAATCAAATATGAACGACCATTAAAAATAGAAAACATGAAACTGCTTTGCCCTAGCTGTAACCGTATAGATGAGTTATCTAAAGAAAAAATAGACACCAAAAATGCAAGTGCAGAACATAAAAAGAACCTAATCAAAGAACCATATTTCAGGCAATGGATAATAGGAAAGATGTACGAAAACAATTATCATTATGCTTTAGATGAAATCATCGATAGTGGTGCGTATGTTGTGGGGGTATCTACAGAAACAATCCATCGGTATCTAAGACCATTATGTTCTGAGGAAGGACCATTCAGTAAACCTATAGCTTGGGCTGATGGTAACTTGCATATCTTCGTAAAAGGCAGGGAACCAAGCTATGATTCTCATCCTAAAATATAGTCGAGTACCGTACCAATGAATTTGTGTGAATAGTATAGATGTTGCTGATTCTAGAATAATAATTTCTAAATATTACATTTTACAATTAATTTTTTGAAACATTCGTATTTTTGTGTGTATGTGTGTGCGTAACTGTACTCGACAAGCACAAATACTTTTAAACTAAAGATTTCATGAAAGTCTATTGGCTTTAATTATGGACCTAAACGAACTAAAGTGTCGAGGCTGTAATCATCCAGAATCAAAGCATAAAGGAACCACAAAATACTGTACTCATATATCAGATGAAAACAAAATGTGCAAGTGTGCCTATTTTAGATAAGTCCTTTGTTTCCACTCTAGGAATACAAAACTTGTTTGTAATACAAAATAACATACAATTGTTTATGATAAGTGGTATTGTATAGAAGATATGAAATTAACACAAGAACAAATGAAACAGGCATACAACGAAGTAACAGTAGGCCACCACGGACCAATCCAGACAATAATAAGACTTGGTGGAGATAAAGAAGATTATCAGAAGCTATACCAAATCATAAAAGGATATGCTGCACTATGACTAGAAAAAAACAACAAAACAAAGACGAACTTGCAGACGCATTAAAAGCACTAACAGTATTTCTAGCCAAGAAGTTAGTCAAATATATAAAAGAAAAACGAATCCCAAAAGACTTTGAATCATTAAAGGCCATGAAGGAAAGACTGGAAAAAGAAGAATCTAACAGAATGCAGGCTATCAGG